ACTACAAGCATGAAAATGAGTGTCGTCCATATAAAGGTCCGGGGACTCCGCAGAACAACAAGTGCGATCTGGATCAAGCTGGCATCCAATTCCTCTCTACATCGGGGCACACAATTGTAATGGATGACTCTGTAGAAGAGCCAAGTGGAAAACCAGAATGGGAGCGAAGCACCCGGAGTTTTGACTTTGGTTGCACTGATAAGTACGAGGGAAAATCCTATTGGAAATCTGCCACTGGTCACCTCATAGAGATGAATGATTTTGAGGAAGACGATCAAATCAGAGGAGAGGACAACTACATCAGGCTCCAATCGGCGGCGGGCAATCTCATTGAGATGAATGACCACAGCATCACCAAAGACCTAGCTGGTGAGAAGCGTGGCATTACCATGAGGAGCACAAGCAATCACTCTATCGAGATGATTGATAACGAAAACGATCAGGAGCCACCAGTGCGAAAAGATGGTGGTGTTCCCACCCCGAAAGCCAAGAAGGCTTTTGTCCGAATTCGCACGGGGTATGGGCTTGAAATTGCCCTGAATGATTATCAACCTCCTGACACGCCTGGAGACCAAGAGGAAACCGTCAATCAGAATCTCCAGATATTCTGCCCACAGAAGGACAATGAGGAAAGGGGTCCACACATTATGCGATTCCAGGAAGTGCCAGACGGTCCTGGTTATGTTTGGCTCAATGTTGGCGGGGATTATCTGGCTACCACTTACGACAATCACGTAACGGTAGTGGGGAGGAAAGATGACAATCCCTCCAATAAAGTCACGTCAGTAAGTAGGCACACGGTAATAGATACAGAGGAATACTACATTAACGTGGCAGAGGTTCATGCCTTTATTGCCGACAAGATCATACTCTTGATGGCTGGCAAAGACTGCAAGCCACCGCCGGGCGGAACGGAATGCGGACCCTGTGTGTGGCCGGTGCTTTGTTTGAGCCCGAAGGGAATGACGATCAGTGATCGGGTTTATGTTTCTGCCTCACCAGATGCACCTTGTATAGACTTGTATCACTTGCTTTTGGCTGCTTCTGGGATGTGCCCACCTTGGGAGAAATGTCCACCATTGTAAGGAAAGCCTATGCAGTTAACTGGAGCACCATATCCGATAGAAAAACACCCGAGAGGTTATTTCCACCCGCAGTATGGAGTGGATCAACTGAAATCGGACTTATTGATTCTTTTGCTGACAAATCCTGGCGAAAGAGTCATGATGCCGGATTATGGAACTCCCTTGCGCACACTGATGTTTGAGCCGAATGACGAAATCATTCAAGAGGAAGCCAGGGAGATGATTATTAACTCCATCTCTTTATGGGAACCCAGAATCACTGTGGACCAAATAGAGGTGGTGGCGAGTGTTGATGATCTTGATGCTCTGGATGAATTGGACAGAAGCCAACCAGATAATGGGCACATTTTGGGGATAAAGATCACCTTCTTCGATCCCACGAACATCAAGGATGTACAAGTATTGAAGTTAGAAGTACCTTTGAGCAATGACTAGGAGGCCAAGTGGCTGTAGAACCATCCAATAACCCAATTGATTTTACCCCATACGCAGAATCAGGGATCGTCAAGAATCCGACTATTGTCAACCTGAATTACACGAATCAAGACTTTTGGTCTATGAAGACCAGACTCATTGACTTCATCAAGGAGCGATTTGGTGTAGAGGGGACGGTCTTGCCCAATACCTTCAACGATTTTGTTGAGTCCGACTTAGCAATCATGCTGATTGAGAATTTCGCCTTCTTGGCAGACACTCTTTCATTCAAGATGGACCAAATCGTCAATGAGCTATTCATCGACACTGTTACTGAGCCAGAGAACGCTTTTCGACTAGCAAATCTGGTCGGATTTCAACCGCAGCCACCGATTGCCGCCAAGGCAATGTTCACGGGGGAAATCAACAGTGTTTACGCTAACGATGTTAGCATTGCGACTCCTATCCCGATAGACATCCTCTCCGGAGGAGATTCAATCCGATATGAGCTTTTCCAATCTAATTCGGACGACGAACCTGTATTCGGAGAAGATATTGTCATCCCAGCGGGCAATCGAATTACGACGAGTGTTGTGGGGCTGGAAGGGCGCACGATAAACGATAACTTCACTGGCTCCGGAGCTATATCTCAGACGATTATCTTGAACCAGATACCTTGCATCTATGACTCTATCACAGTTGAGGTGGATGGAGCTACTTGGGATCGAGTGGATTACTTCACAGACTCCCAACCCAGACAAGAGTATCGGGTGGAGTTTGACTCTCAATATCGAGGCTACATCACTTTCGGCAACAATCGTGCTGGTCTGATTTCTCCGGCGGGCTCTACGATTGCTGTTGGGTATAGAGTAGGAGGGGGATCAGTAGGCAACATCGTAACAGGGGCTATCAATTTCGATAGGCAGGCATCTGTTGCTGGTGTGGCTTACACCGTTCCCGTCAATTTCCGCAATTACACAAGAGGCAAAAACGGATATGACGGCGATTCTGTTGAAGACGTAAGATCCAAATTGCCTTTGTGGACCACTACTCAAGACAGAGCCGTTTCTGGGGCTGACTACAAAACCATTTCAGACCAGTTCACTACTCCCTACCATGGGCGAGTAGGCAAATCGGTTGCCGTTTTGAGGAATCATGGTTGTGCTGGCAATATCGTAGACATATACATCCTGGCTCATGATGGTGTTGACGATTTAGTCAAAGCCACGAATGAATTGAAGGTTCAATTAGAAGATGAGCTAGAAGACAAGAAGATGTTCACGGACTTCATCTGCATCAAAGACGGCACAATCATTGAAGTAGATGTTCTGATTGATGTGGTGTTGGATAGGTTTTATCGTAAGTTTGAGGAAGAGATTAGGGAACAAATCAACCGTCGAACCACTAACTTCTTCTCCCTGAATAATTGGGAATACGGGAAGACTCTTTCTGATAGCGAATTGTTGAAGGAATTGTCAGACATAAAAGAAGTGCAGGATTATGAAGTGACCTTTGTCACGGAAACAGCAGAAGGGCAAACGGTTACCTCCAGATTCTATGAGATAATCAGACCAGATGAGATAGCGTTGAACTTCATGTACACATAAGGATAAGATGGCGGACCCCAAGAAACAAAAACTACAACAAGCGCCAAGGCGAACAAACCAGATCCGGAAGGTGGACGAGCATCCGACGATTACAGACTACGTCTTGTTCGACATCCTTTGTCCTGATCAATATGGTTGTTTCTCAACCGTCCAAGACCCCTACAAAGTTGACAGGGTCACCATCTACTACGTCGAAAGAAGCTACGATGCAAAAAACTATGGGGGCTATGAAGAGGACTTAGCTTCCACCCCTGTGACAGAAGCCTACACGGCAGCAAAACAGAATGTTTGTGAGAACCCCACCGATGAAACCATTGTTGCGGCACAGACTACCCAGGAGGCTTACGAAACTCAGAAGAACAGAGAGTTTCTGAGCCCGATGGTCTTCAAGGAAGCAAAACCAATCCATACGGTTGGGAGCGACGATTTCCCAGCTTGGCTAAGCACTGATCAAGACAATGCTCAAATAGAACATATCCCGTTGGACGAAGACGGCAATGCCCAATATGGATACTACCAATACATCTGGAATCCCGTAGGACAAAGAGAAGGCGACTACTTCATTGTGTGGATATGGACACCATATCCCGCAGGCAACTCTCTCTCCAGCCATGCTTATTTTCGTCTTGAAGGCGACACCCAACTCACGACCAGCATCCCCACGCACTTTACCGATCCTGTCAAATACGAGACCTTGCTTGAACGATATCTGCCTAGCATGTTCGACTATGGGATGACAGAACTTGATCTCACCCCCGAAGTCTTGCATGAGTTCAATAGAGCCCTGGGAAAAGCATACACCTTCTTGGAAGACATGGCAAATCAGATGATCGACCTGATAGATGCCAACACCACCCACGAAAACCTGCTCCCCGTCCTGTCCAATATGTTCAATTTAAAGCTCCGGTCGGGAGATCCCACTCTTTGGCGTCGGCAGATCAAGCGTGCCGTGCCAATTTACAAGAAGAAAGGGACATATAGAGGCTTAGAAGAGGCTTTGTCTCAGGCTGGTATTGCGCTGCATCGATTGGCAAGATTGTGGCAAGTCATCTCCCCCTACACTTGGCAAGAGTATTTTGAGATTCTTAGTGATTACGGAGGTTGTGAAGTTGGCTCCACCAGTTCTGCGTTTACGCTGGAGAAGGTTGTCATTCTTCCTGTTGATCCTTTAAACTTCCAGATCTTTCATAGGACAGAAGAGGACGATGAGTGGACTGAGTTGGATGAAACCTATGTCACAATCCAAAATGATTCTGGGGTTAGCACAATGACGTGGATGGGACAGGTCCACCCCACAGATCCCATAGCACTCATGGCTGGAGATGCCCTCTTGGTGCTCTATCAAATAGCAGCCGTGCCAGACTTGTCTCAACAAGCAATAGAAGACTACATCCGCTCCCTCCCATTGGCAGACAACAGAGATGCTAGAGACCAAACTTGCCCTCTGAAGAATTGGAACGTGCGATTGCTGGAAGAAGACGATCCTTTGTTTGATGTGCTCATTCCATCACGTCACCCATTCGAGAATCCTTTGGTTTTTGGCTGGTTGCGTACGGAATTCCCCTACAGCGAAAACATCTACAACATGGAAGAATACAATGGCAGCAAAAGGGAATCTAATCATCCTTGTGATATTGATTGTGCCTTCTTGGACCCCTGTCAGTATTGTCAAAGCAGCAAATTCGCCCTGAACATCGAACTGCAAGAACTTAGCAACGACAAGGTGATCGAGGCTCTGGAAGTCATTGATAAACACAAGCCCTTCCATGCTCAGATTAGCACTGTAGCTTTTCAAGGACTCGTAGACGAGTATATGGAGCCACCGATAGAAGAGGTGGAGTGCTTGATACACATGGCGATTGAAGACATCACAATCGCGGGACCCGCACAAGCCACGTTTAACAGGACCATGTGGAGACAACAGGGTGGACCTTCGCCCTGGG